CCACGAGGGAAAGTAAAAGTATTGCTTGTCATAATTGACCTCCATTTAAGCAAGGTTGTAGCGGACCCACGTACGTGGCATCCTACATTATATATAGGTCTTCCTGTTCAGGAAGGCAACTATTTTTTCTTACCAATATTATACTTAGTTATTAATTCCCAAGCATCTTTATCTTTGTAAGAAATAATCTTAATTTGACTCAACGGTGCAACTGGCTCTTCTGTTTTAATTGGGTCGACTAGTGTAATAAGTCCCCATTCAGTTAAGAGATTTGCAATTGTATTTCTGCGCGCAATATCTTCCTCTGCAAAGTTCGTAGGTTTACCGTCAAGAGCAAACAGCTCTTTAAAGTGTACGATATAGTACTTACCTTGTTTGTGAAGTATATGACACGACTGATATAGTGTTCTATCTTTACGGGAGGCGACACCAATACGAGTTAGCGTTTCTCGTACTTTTAAGAAGTCTTCTTCTTCAGCTAGCTTCACCTCGACCATACTTTCTAGTGAGGTCATGATTTACCACCCTTTTCCAATCTTTTTTTCAATTCAATCAGTTGCTCTTGCGACAATAATGATAAAGCATGTTCAGCTTTTTCATAATTATACTGATAATATTCTTTTACTACTTCTAGACTATCGCTAGTATCTTTCTTAATCCACTTCGCGAATCTTTTCTGTGGTCTGATACTATTTAGGTAATAGTCGAATGCTAGTTGATTTTCAAGGGCACTTCGCATATTCATCTCATTAGCGTACATAATAGTATCAACATGATATGAAAATGCTTTGTTAGTTAGAAAAGGTGCATAGGTCTTCTCAGCTAGTTCTGGATTATCACTCTCCCGTATAAGATCTTCTTTACTATATGAAGCAGAATTAACAAAGTCAAATGGTTTCATCGCTCATTACCTCATTTTCGACTTTGCTGACGCATTTTTCACAGCAAGCATATTCAATATCCTTACTATGGAAAACAACACCAGGCATGTCTTCTTCAATTAGTGTACCGCATATAGAGCAAGTTCTGGTTTGATACTTTTGATCTTCCATTACTTAAACTCACATTGTACCATTAGTTCAGTTAAACATGCTACCATGTTAACTTCTTGATCTACTACAAATGCTGATTTATATTGATAGTCAGCAATCGTTAATACTAACTGAGGTATAGACGATGGTTCTAAATGCTCATGAGCATTATCGTATAGTTTGCGAAAGATAGCAGTAGGTTCATTGTCTATATTACTAGCAACCCATTTACGTACTTCACTAAACTTCTTAGTCTTCATCGACTCAATAAGACTAGTAATACTAATATCTTTTACTTTAGAAAGGATACCAGAATCAATACTACCTGTTGCACTATAACGTTGAAGTTCATTTAGAACTCTACGCCAATCAGGGAAGTATTTATTAACTACTTCTGCAATTACCTTTTTATCATACGTAACATTTTCCATGTCAAGTATCTTCATAGTTCTTTCCCAGAACTTAGCAGCAATCGCAGGTTTTTCATTACCAGGAATCTTAAAGTCAACTACACTACATCTTGAATGTAGAGGACTAATAATACGGTTCTTATAATTACAAGTAAAAATAAATCCGCAATTCTTAGAAAACTCTTCCATAAAGTTACGGAGAGCAGGCTGCGTACTATTAGGATTTAAATAGTCAGCCTCATCTAGAATTACATATTTACGAGAACCAGTAAAGGATACAGCTGAGGCAAAGTTTTTAATCTCATGCCTCAGCGTATCGATATTGCCATTCATAGAACCATTAATAACAATATAGTCACAATCAATCTCCTCTAGCATGGCTCGTGCTACTGTAGTTTTACCTACACCAGGACCACCAGCTAGAAGGAGATTAGGTATATTATCTTGCCCAATAAATGTCTTAAACGTATGCTTAAGGTCATCAGGCAAGATACAATCATCTATCATCCGAGGACGATATTTTTCAACCCACAAAAATTCATCACGAAACATAATATAATCCTACTGTTTATTCAGGGGCTTCTTCTGCAGATGGTTCCTCAGTAGTATCAACTGGAGCTTCTTGCGCCTGTTGATTTGCCTGAACAAATGTAGTGAAACGTTCACGAAGAGCTGCTACTGCTGTGAGCTCTTCCCCACGGATTGCTCCGCGCTGTACTGCTGCGTCAATAAACACAATGACGTTTTGCAGATCTGCCAGTGAAAGGCCTGGCGCCTGTTGCTGTTCTTCAGCCATACTATCCTCCGTACGAAGAGTTTGTTTCTGTTGCGATCCAATACTGCAGTCTTGGACCAACTTGATTGGTACTCTCAAACTGAGCAATACCTTTTGATGAGATCTTAATATTATAGTTGTAGTTAATCAACTTTAAGTTCTCCGTTTTAAAGATCATACGAAACTCTTTATCAGTTTCACCGATCGTTACACTATAGATATCAGCAGTCGGATCTTTCGAATTAACTGCTTCAATCAATACATTACCATCTTTACCACTAAGAGCAATCTCAGGTAATTGCATTACACCAGCCGCTCGAAGTACGCCCTGGACATCATTCCATTCAGCCGTTACTTCAACCTCTGGATTAGGGAAAGTGATCTCCTTCTCAGGAGGGGTCACAATCATAGTTTCTTCAGCAAACGTATAATTAACTGCACGTTTACTGTCTTGTACTCTCATATGAGTCTCTTTAAACTGTATAACAGCATCTTCGAATAGAGACATCACACCGAGCAATCTCGATAGTTCATAGATACCACCTTTAGCAGGGATATCTTCTTCAATAACTGCTTTTGCCATAATAGTCTTCTGAGGCGATACAGTGCTCAGAATTTGACCTGGTTTAAACAGAATCGAAGGGTTGATAGTCGAAAAGTTCTTCAATACGTTTATCGTATCTTCAGAGAATTTCATATTATAGCTCCACAAATTAAAATAATCATCACGATCAATCACAGCTTCTTTCAACGTACGCAACCCTCGCCAATTACGAAGTGTACGTGCTGAAGAACCCATTACTTAGCCTTCTTTTTACCTCCTAGCTTACTAATATCAGCAGTAGCAGCTGCTCCTACAGACGCAAGATCTGCAAGACTGCCACCGAAGATATGAGTACCTACATGCTGTAGTTTCATCCACGGACAGAACCATAGCTTAAGACCAATCTTTCTAGACCACTGACAGAACATATAATCTTCTGATAGATAACGTCTCGAGTCAGGGTCAATAACACAATCAAAATAAGCATGAATCTCTCTAGTACCATCAAAATGCTCAGTACGAACATGATCAGGTTTATAAGAGAACTCAGGATATGCTTCTTTATATTTCTCAAAGGTATTCTTACGTACTAGCATAAAGCCAGTACCACCTTCCATTACTTCTACAGGTTCATCAATCTTAATCTGAGGTTGACCGCCTACTGGATTAAAGACGTAATCACCTACGAAGTTGTCAAGTACATTAGGATCTTCATCAGCAACACCTTTATCTACTGCTGCTTTAATTTTTTCCCATGAAATACACTTCTTAGGATATGGACCGCAAATAATATCATAATCATTTTTACCATCGTCTTGTAACGCAAGTGCTAGTAAAGTAATAATATCTTTAGCATCGAATCCAATATCACTATCAATAAACATAAGATGTGTACAGTCAGAACGCATAAATTCATCTACACAATAATTACGAGCTCTTGTAATTAGACTCTCGTTAAAGAGATAGTAGAATTTGACTTCAATACCATAATGAGCACATAATGCAGATAAGTCATTAGTTGATCGACAAAACATACCTGCACACTGACCTCCATACATTGGAGTAGCGACAAATAGTTTCGCTTTCTTTAACTCTTCTACTGAGATCGAAATTTCCATTAGTTAACACCATACCGCTTATCATGTTCTTTATTCAAACCATAGTCTCCATCATATAAACCAAGAGTCTCAGATTCAAAAAGTAAGAATTGACCTACGCGCGTCCCTCTCTTTAATTTAAACACACCATTATTGACATGCATGCAACCTGCCATTATACCGTT